TAATACTACTAGAGGATTAGCAGCACAGATATTAAGACATAGATCATTTACATACCAGGAGTTTTCTCAAAGGTATGCTGATAGTAGTTTGTTATCAGATGAGATTCCTTTACCAGCACTTCGGAGTCAAGATTTAAAGAATCGTCAGAATAGTGTTGATGATGTAGATCCTTTAGTAGTACAGGATTTTAATAGTAAGATGCAGAAGCATTTTATTGATGGGATGAAATTATATAAGGAGATGTTGGATGCAGGGATTGCAAAGGAGTGTGCAAGATTTGTACTACCTCTTGCTACACCAACTAGATTGTATATGACAGGTAGTTGTCGTTCATGGATTCATTATATTAATTTAAGATCGGCACATGGCACACAGAAAGAACATATGGATCTTGTAGAGAATGTTCGTGTTATTTTTAAGGAACAATTTCCAACAGTTTCAGAGGCACTTGGATGGATATAAAGTACGTTGATAATTTTTTAGATAAGATAGATTTTAAGAAAGTTAAAGAAAGAATTCTTAATGCTTCATGGAATCTTCAACGTAGTGTCACTACCAATAAGGAGCATTTGGAATTTTTAATGTTGGAGGTATCAAATGAAGAATTTTATAATAAGTATTTGTTTGATAAAGTTAAGCAACATTTGGATGGTGAATACAAATTAGAACGAATCTATTTTAATGGTCAATGGGCTGGAAGAGAAGGAAATTTTCATAATGATGGATGTGATATAACTGTATTGTTTTATGTAAGTGATTATGAATATGGATGGGGTGGATTCACTGAGATTATGACATCACCAACTTCACCAACCCTTATCCATCCTTTAAAGAATAGATTGTTAATTTTCCCTGGAAGGATTATGCATAAAGGGTATGCATTTTCCTATCAGACTTGTCCCATGAGAATTAGCTTAGCATTTAAACTTCATACTAAATAAAAACACATAACTTTATATTGATATGCCAACATACCCTGTTATTAATTTGAAGACCAAAGAAAAGAAGGAACTCTCTATGTCAATGGTGGCATATGATGAGTGGAAGAAAGAGAATCCTGACTGGGACAAAGATTGGATGGCAGGGGTTGCCTCCGTTGGAGAAGTCGGAGAAGTATATGATAGACTGAAAAAATCCCATCCCGGATGGAACGATGTGTTACATAAAGCATCAAAAGCACCTGGATCTAAAGTAAAAGCGATTTAAGTATGCCACGTAAAAAGAAAGCAGAACAACCAGTAGGTGCCGGAATGACGGCCAAGCAGATGAAGAGACGAAAACCAATCAATAATGATTTCTTGAGAGAGATTGAACCCCTCACTCCCAATCAGCAGATTTTGTTTAATTCTTATGATACTGGTAAGAATATAGTTGCGTATGGTTGTGCTGGTACAGGTAAGACTTTTATCACACTTTACAAAGCTATTAGGGATGTCTTGGACGAAAAAACTCCTTACGAAAAGGTATATGTTGTTAGGTCTCTTGTTGCTACTCGTGAAATTGGGTTCCTTCCTGGTGATCATGAAGATAAGTCCTGGCTTTATCAATTACCTTACAAGTCTATGGTAAAGTATATGTTTGAGATGCGTACAGATGCAGATTTCCAAATGCTCTATGCAAATCTTAAAGCACAGGATACTATAGACTTTTGGAGTACATCATTCATCCGTGGTACAACATTTGATAATGCTATTATTATTGTTGATGAATTCCAAAACTTAAACTATCATGAACTTGATAGTATAATGACTAGGGTAGGACAGGATTCAAAGATTATGTTCTGTGGCGATGCTACTCAGACCGATCTTACAAGAGAGAATGATAAGAATGGGATCGTTGATTTTATGAGGATTCTTAGATTGATGGCAAACTCAGTTGATATTATTGAGTTTGGTGTAGAAGATATTGTTCGCTCTGGTTTATGTAAAGAATACATTCTTGCTAAATTGGAACTTGGTTTATAACTAATGGAGATTATTGATAATTTTTTATCTGATTATTATTTTAAATCTCTTTCCAATATTATTCTAAGTGACGAATTTGATTGGTATTATAATGGTTGTACTGTCATGGAGGGTGATGGACAGATGGCTTTCATTCACTCGTATTATAATGATATAGTTGGTCCTACTCCATCTTTCTGTCAGATAGAATCTTATCTACCTTTCTTTAATGTAAAAGAGGTTTATAGGATTAAGGCAAATCTAGCTCCACGAACTGTTTTTCATAGAAAATCTGGGTGGCATGTGGATAATTTCCCTTGTTCTACTACTGCTATTCTTTATATGAATACTAATAATGGATGGACAGAATTTAAAAAACGTGGTAGAGTAAAGAGTGTAGCAAATAGAGCTGTTATTTTCGATTCTAATCTAGAACATCGAGGAGTAACTTGTACTGATGTAGAGAGAAGAGTTTTGATTAATTTTAATTATGAAGTTTGAGCATTGTAATTATCTCGGTGAACTTGAATTAAAAAAGAAAGAAACACCAGGATGTAGGTTGTATGAACTCCCTGATGGTCAGTGGGTTCCTTCTATTACATCAGTAACTTCTTTTTATAATAGGCAGATCTTTATTGACTGGCGAAAGCGAGTTGGTATTGAGGAAGCAAATCGTATTACAAAGAAGGCAA